GAAGCACCATCTAAATCGTATAAGTCCCCATCCTCGTCATAAACGGTAATTTCAATAGGTACTAATGAATCGCCTTTGACAACGTATTGATCTAACTCTTGATAAACACGGTGGTCAATTATGCTTACGCTCATTCTTAAGATTCTCCATTGTTAATGCTTCTAATGCGTTACTATATTCATTCATCATTAACCAATATTTAATTTTTATTTGCTCTTGCTCAAATTGATATCCGGCTTTTTTTAATTCGAATAAAAATTTTACAACCATCAAATTAATTGAAGGTATGTAATTATTAACACCGGATACACAATCAGCACAAACCTTTTTCAAGTTCTCCTCTCCACCAACATTTAAGAGACATTGTTTTCTTTTTTCAGTTGTACAATTTCTGCTCCATTTACGGAGCTGCTCAATAAAGGGTCGTCACTCTGTTTCATCGCAATATCAATCCCGATTAATTGGTCAACATATTTGTAACATATATTTATCAAGACGAAATCAAGTTTTTTCTTCAATAAATTTTTCCCGGCTGTATTACATTTAATCGGTTTATTATTCTCATCTACAAATTGAGTATCAGGAAAAGCATCAATTATATCAGCTGCAATATCACACTTTGCAGATACAATTTCTTTCGGCGACTTGCAGGCTGCAATACGTTGTGCATACAATATCACCTCAGCTGCAGTCGGTTCACGTAAAGCAAATTGTAGATTTTCATTCCTGTAATTAACCACAATATCAAAGACATCATTAATCAGTTTCATTCTCTAACCTCAACTAAATGTTATTGTTAAATCACTATGAGCTGATGTAAGCGATGATGTTGACTTGAAACCGAGATTATAAACAGTAATATTATCACGTGCAGCGTACTTAGGCACATCTAATTGGACCGCAGCGAGAGCATAAGTAACCTCAGTTCCAGAATTATCATCATATCCGGTTACAGTAATAGCTACAGCAGTCGAATCATTGTATAAGTCAAACGGATTGAAAGTTGCTAATAATACAACCTCAGGATCGACTGAGCCGCTGATTTGATTATTAGTAATCACATACTGGCTTATGCCTGTTGATTCATTGGCTGATCTACGAGCTGAGATTGTATTGCCTAAATCGAATTCGAATGATTCAATCAAACCGGCATACGAATTAATTGCAAAGTTTGCATTCCTGAACACTATCGGAGCTTGCGATTCATAAGTTGCCCCCGATGCGATGCTTTGATCTATTATATTAGTCAAAGCATATTTTCCGGTAAATTCAAAGTCAATCATCATTATTTCATTTACTTTGAAATTAAACTTGAATGTACCACGTGCACCTTGAATCTTATGCAATATTCCGTCTTTATAAAACCATATTGTAACAGATGCCGCCGAAGCGAAATCAGAATTACGTGCGAATGTTACAGTTGAAGTTCCATCAGTCATTGTCAATCCGCAAGCTTCAAAGAGTGGAGATATAGCAGTCGGTTCACCCGGCGCCGTACTGGCCTTAAGCTCTGTGCTGAAAGAGATCTTAACACCTTCGGCAACGTTAACGCCCGCAGGCATACCTAAACCCGGCATCACAAGATTGCGAGTTCTGTTATTCCCAATAATTTCAATTTGCGGAATAGTTGCTATAATTGCATTAGCCGCAGCAGACGGCGTTGCATCAGTTCCATAAGTAGTTTCTTGTTTAACCAATAATAATGCTTTTGATTCTAACATTTTATCACCTTTCTAATTTATTGCAAAACTTGTTGTTCGATAGTAAACTTCAATATTAATTGTAGCGCCTGAAATCTTGTCATTGTCCCAATCGTATTTAATTTCGTCATCGATATAAATTGTATTAATTGCATTGCCTGCGAATGTTACATCGTTCCCGATTGTTGAAAGAATATCACCGATATAATTCCGCACCGTTGCAACGGAATCCGAGCCTTTGGCTAATACATTAATACTAACTTTCAGCTTATTCATTGTATAAGTGCTGTTGCTTGTAGTTTCATTAACATTGCTATTGCCCTCATCAGTTATAATAATAATAGGCAATTGCTGCTCATTAGGTTTATGAACAAATGCTTCATAAACAGAAGAAGAAAAACTTGTAATCGTTTTTAAATGAGTAATCAAATATTGCAATATTGATTCACGCTTACCCATCACATATCCTTACTTATAATAATTGTTGCGAATCCATATCCATCCGGCATGATTTGTTTAATGTAATAAACCGTATCTCTTACAATAATCTCATCGTTGTATGCAAATTCTTCAACATCGTCGGCTTTCATAATCAGCTGTGGTTTTGATGTAACGACATCATTATTGTCACTGATGATTGATTCATCATCGAATATTGCAACGTAATCGACACCGCCGACTTTAACGTACTCGGCAAAATCATGTAGATTAAAGAATTCATCAACCGCCCGAATCATTTTCTTTTCCTACGTTTCTTTTGTTCAGTAGATTCAACCGGTTTATCAGGATTATTAATTTCTTCATCTTCATACTTAACACATGCATTAACACTTAAGAGATTGTAATAATCCCCATCCTTAACATCAAGTATATCACCGATTTTTTGATGCTTGCCTTTTACACATACATTTTTTATTATTTTAATTTTCACAACAAAACCTCCTTAATAATTAAGCGTGGAGCGTTGTTATAACTCCACGCCAACAGGACACTACAATGAATCAAGAGAAAGAAGAACCAACTGAGAAAGCACCAGCTTCGAATACACCGATATCAGCAAACTGATCAGCTACAACTCTAATTAAACCATTGGTTGCAAGCGTATAAGGATCAACAGTAATATCAACGCCATTGAATAATACAATGATTGATTTACTGAAATCCCCGAATAATATTGTGCCGGAAGGCATCATTGTTGTCGGATTTACTTTGTATCCCGCCATATTATCGTTAGCATCAATAATATAATCAGGGTAACCTGTTTCTTTAGATCTTGTCTTTAATGTTCCCCAGACAGTCGGAGTTGTTACAAATGCAAACTTACCATCAGTAACATCGTTGCCAATTACATCAGAAACGAATTCAACGGCTTTAGCATAAGTCATTGATGATATAGTAACCGAACCAACGCCGGAAGTATTAATAATACCAGTAGGCTGACCGCTTGAACCCGAACCATTAAGCAATGCTGTATTAATACCAACAGATATGTCTTTGACCAAAGCATTCATAATCAGGTTTTCAACACTGTATGAAGATTGTTTTGTTAATGCTTTCGAAATATCAACATAAGTTCCACCGCTTTTTGCCGTTAAGCTCAATTGCGAAGTTGTCGGAGTGCTTTCTGATACAGCAGCATTTTCTGTTGATCTCCATCCGAAAGTTGTTTTGCCGAGCTTCGGCAATCTTAACTGATTACCTTCAACAGTAGTAACATTAACACCTAATGAATCAGCAAGCAATTTAGGTCTCAATGCTTCGATTACATCGCCATATTCACCGGTTAAAAATTCAGCACCTGTTCCTGAGCCACCTGCCGAAAGATCACGTTTGCCGTAAGCAACTTCAAAAGGAATGCGGATTGAATTATTATTAACCGGAACGCCGCTTCTTTTTACAAGCTCATTTGAAATTTCTCTTTCAAAACAATTAGTGCCGGTCATTGCACTATTAATTGCACGAATGATTGAATATCTTTCTCTTTCAGCCGGAGTTGTTACCGGAGCAGCAACTGAAACAGGTTGAGAAGTTTCAATGTTTTCAAGCACGAAAGCTCTGTACTGTTCAACAGTCATATTGCTTTCAAGAGCGAACTGATAAGGCAGCTTGTGACGTTTGCCAAGCGCTTCAACTTCTTGTTTTACTTTTTCGTCCATTTTTTCCTCACTATTAATTTGAATATTATTATATTGTTCATCGTTATTAACTTGCATACTTCTGCCAACCCCAACGGTAATATCAGCCGGAACGGAAACCATACTTACCTCATACGGAGTCCATCTCTTCACTCTATAAGTCTTCACACCGTCAACATCGCTTTCCAGTTCGATCTTGTCGATGCTATAACCAATAGAAACATTGCGAATAATACCATCAAGAATGTCATTGTATATTTCATTTGCTTTAGAATTCTTTGCGAATCGCACCCGGACATATAATTTTCTTTGCTCAGCATCAATCCAAGAATCAACCACAACCCCAATAACAATATCAGTATTGTGGTTCCAGCAAACCGGCATTCCTGATTTTAATCTTTGAAAACTCACAGCCGTCTGAGAATGCTCTAATATTTCAAAACCAAAATACTGTTGTACCGGATTCTCTGATGATGCAGATAAAACCAAAGTTCTTTCTTCTTCATTTAGATTTTCATTATTAATTTCGATTTGTCGGAACATTATCTTATTGTTAAACTCTTCCATTTATTCCTCCCCACTTTTATCAAGATTATATTTTTTTAATAATTCTTTTTCGAGTTTTAGTTGTTCGAATATTTCATAAATATCGCCGCCTTGTTCAGCGATAATCTGCTGACGTGTTTTAAGATTATTCTCAATTGCAATTTTTGCCGCTTCAATATCTCTACTTGGGTCAACCCAAGCCCAGCGTCTTCCGATCCATACATGTTGTTTGAATTTATCAATCTTCGAATAAGGCAGAAATTGCATGTTGCCTGTTAAGAAAGCCATATCAAGCCATTGTTCATAAATTGGTTCAAGAAATTGTTCAATAAACAATGCTTGAAGTTGTTTCCAATTTTCTCTTTCATCAATTAA